TTGTCCCATTAGCCTATTAAACGCATCAGCAAAATCGACTGGCTTTGACTGATCTGCAAATTTTAATAAATCAATTACGTCTGCCATATATTACTCCTATTTATAAAAACAATTATGTAGGTTCTGGAGGTTGCTCTTCTTGAGCAGCTTCCGGAGCACCAGCCACTTGAATAACGCCAGTTTTAATTTCATCTTGTATTTGAGCGTCTAACATCTCAATATCATCTTCAGACTGCTGTAATACATTTTTACGTATCCATTCAACCGAATAATACTTACCAACATATGGATCAGTTGCTTGTAAGATGCCCATTCTTTCTCTCATCATTTCAATATTTTTAAGCTCAGCAAATTGGTTGTCTTTAGCGTAATTAAAAGTAACGCCGTATTTAATCTGTTCCCATTCTTCAACGGTTATAATCTTCTTTAGTACTAATTGCTTTTCTAATATATTTAAAAATAATTGAGAAAATCTATTTTGTAGTCTGGAAATGAATTTACTGAATCTAACTTCATCTCTTGTTATTTCTGTTGCTCTACCAATAGAGTAAGTATTGTCAGGTTCTAATCTATTAATTGGCACATTTAAAGACTTATACAATCCACGTTGGAAGTATTTAACATCTTCCAAATCACCAGCAAGTTGTCCAGCTGGAAGGGTTGAAATCTCTGTTCCTCTTCCACCTTCTCTCCGTGGAAGCCAGAAGTCTTCCAACATCGTCATAAATTTACGATCGTCTCTGATCTCACCAGTAGCTGAGTCATATACAACACGATTCTTAAACCGCGTCATAATATCACGAAGATATTGTTCAGCTTTCATCTTAGGTAGATTACCAACATCGATATAAAATATACGTCTTTCTGGAGCACGAGATATTTTATAAATCAATGTTGCATCTTCAAGAGATCTTAATTGATTTAATGGCTTAATAGCTTTATGTAAATAACTTAATACTAATTGATTATTTTTATCCATCAAACCTGATGTTGCATGAACAATCGCATCAGGAGATATTCTCATACCTACAGTACCAGCAGAAGTGCTTGATACAGCAGATATTTGATTACCAAATCCTCTTTCATTGAAGATATAGTATTCGTTGGCTGTTTGATTAACTACTGCTCCTACGCCTGGAACAGGAGTTCTTTTGAGTTCACGTACTTTTCTAATTTTACGTGGATCAATATATCGTAGTTCTTTGATTCCTCTCTGAGGAGCATCTTCATTGATGATTACGTGATATAGCATTCTACCATCTACGTACCATCTTCTAAAGATATCGTAACTACGAAAGTTGAATTCTAAAAGTTTAAGTATCTCTTCAAATTCTTGAAGAAAAGCAGACTTAACTTTTGGTGCCAGTTCAAGCTGTTCTAAATTTAATGAAACTGGACTTTCGTTATCATCTACAACTATAGCTTCATCAACAATATCAGCGATGGCTGCATCTATTTCTGGATGCAGCGACATCTCTCTATACTTTGTAACGAGTTCTGCTTCTGAGCGAGCAGAACCTTCCATATCAACATAGGTTCCATAAGCACCACCAGCAACTACATTGACTGCTCCATCTTCAAATTGAGGTGTAACAAACGAAACAGCAGTATCTTTTTCTTCTTGCTTTCGCTTAAATTGGAACCCAAACAAATTTAAATTTAATGCCATTATTATATCTCACTAAAAAATGGAGGCCCGAAAGCCTCCATTATCATTAAACGCCGCCAGCGTTGCCAGTAACACCACCGGAAACTTCCCAGTAGTCTACTGCAAACGTTACTTGGAATCTTTCAACTTGATTTTGAGATTCCCAAGCTAGTGCAATATCGCTAATATTTACAGGAAATATTCCATTAAATTGATAAGTACGTATAGGTACTCCAGTCTTTGAATACTGAACTACCTGAGCTTGTGACTTATACAATAAAGGAGAAGCTGATCCAAATGCACGAACATTTCCTTGGAAAGTGTTAATTTGGTTGGACCACTGCTCCATTGCATTTCTAACTAGAAAGTCTTCATCATTTATAATAGTTACATTCCAATCATTATATGTACGATCACCTGCTAACTTAATTTGACGTCCAAAATATGGAATTACTACTTGTCCTAGCTGCGCAGCAGGTAAAGCAGTAGCTTCACACATGAATGGAAGTTTAACATCTGCTACTGAGTTCGCAGGATTTTGTAGAGTTACTTGGAAGAGCGATGGTCTTGCACCATCGAATAGCATTTGACTCTTAATTTCATTTATATTAAAGGCCATGAAAATTCTCCTTGTTTACTTAGGTTATTTATTAAAATTTACCAACGATTTCAGAGAATTCAACACCAGTTCTAACTGCTACAAAGTTCAGCTGAATGAAGTTGATGCTTCTTGCTGGCTTAATATAAATGTCACCGATAAACTCATTACGGTCAATAACCTCAGGAGTATTATTTGTCTCATCGCAGACCACTCTAAAGTCATAGATACCACGGCGACCTTGTACATCACGGAGGAAAGGTTCGACTAGGTTTCTAAACTGGGCGCGTGTAAACTCATCGTTGAATTCGAAGAGTGTAAACTTAGCAGCAGTTGCGATTGCTTTTTCTAGAACAATAAAGAGTCGACGAACGTTGATTCGGTCGAAAGCACTAGGTTTACCTAGAACAGTCTTATCACCGAAGAGCACCGTTCCTTGACCAGGGAACACACATACTGGATTGATATCGCTCTTGTAAAGAATATCACGATCAGCTTTTTGAGGATTGTAAGCTAGCTTGATGATATTCTTAATCTGGCCACGATTGAAACCAGCTGGTGACCACCATGGATCTCTAAGATTATCAGTTCTTACAGCTAGACCAGCTATATCACCATTCAAAGGAACGTAGCGATATAGATCATTGTACTTATCGTACTGATACTTATAACCCGAATCTAGGACTGCGTAAGATGTTGAACTTAAAGAATTTCTGAAAGTTACTATATCTTGAGCCTCATCTTTACCGATGTTGCTTACTACGTCAGCTCTATCTGGTGATACAAATACCACGCAGTCTTTACGATATTCGGCTACGTTATCAATCAAATAGTTAGCAAGTTGCTGACCATTTGTACCGCCTCTTGCTTTACCTTGGAGAATCAACGAAACATCGATCTCTTCAGTTGAGCGGAAACGATCATAAGCTTTAGTTAGTACATTGAGCGCAACACCATTTTCATTTGAACCATCTTGGCCGCCGCCAAATGAAGCTGTTAAGGGGACTTCATTTGTGCTGCTTGTCACTAACAGCGCTGTATTTGTCACAGCGTTTGAACGATCTTTAACCCACCAAACATAATTTGAATTATCGTTAAGAACCGTCTTGTAGTAAAGTGTAGCACCATCTTCTGTCTTAGCATCAGATGCACGAGATAGACCTTGGAATACTTCAAGAATAGTACCTGGGACACCAGTGAATTTGCCATCCTCGTCTGTTACTACTACATGCAATTCATCGTTTGCAGAAGTATTACCAAATCTAGATACATAAACACTTTGGCCGGGTGCTCTTTCTACATTGTTGTAATATTCCCAATTACGACTGATTGTGTTCGTATAGAAGTTGCTAGAAAGATTGTAGTTAGCTGCAAAGTTGATGGTGAATGTTGTATTACCAGCTGAATAAGCAGCGTTTGCAGCAAGTGCTGTGATGCGAAGATCTTGGAAACCAATTTCAGTGTTACCAACTCTAACTATGTCACCAACTGTAAAGTTATCATTTATGATCTGAACTACAGCATTTGCTGCACCAGCGTCTGAGTCTACAGTGAATGGTGTTCCTTCTGCATTGGCAACGAATACTGTAGCTGTATTTGAACCTACTACGAGTGATATACCAGCATTAGATATTTTTGTTGAGTCTGCTACTTGATATAAAGCACTATTTGCAACAAACATATCTAAATTAGAAGAGAAAGCTTCTGCTGAGTCACAGACTGAAATCTTGAGAGAATTACCCCAAGAACCAGGATACTTTGCGATATAGTCAACTTCACCGTCTGCGGGGAAATTATCTTGTTTTTCAAGATAATCATCTTCGTTCTTTATGACATATAGAGCAAGGTTATCTGTATCAGCAAGTTCAATTGTATTTGCTACAGCTGAAAAAACAGAATTTGGATTGGCAAAGGAGATAGTTGTAGCAGCATCTGTTTCTGTGGCTGCTTTGGAAAGTGTAACTGAATCATCATCTTTAGCAGTTACTACTGTTCCATCTACAATACCCTTTCCATAAACTATATCGCCTACTGACACGCCTAAAGCAGTACCATTAGCTGTTATTGTAGTGTTACCACTAATTTGAACTGTGTGTGTATTAGAAAAACCAGTAGTATTAGCTGCACGAGATACATAAAGCTTATTGCCATAGGCAAGAAAGTTTGCTGCTGTGAAGAATGTTTCTGGG